ATACCGGCTATACAGTACAAAATTATTTAAGAGAAGCAGGAACAGTTACTATTGTTCGTGTAGGACACGTTGGTGGATATACTGAGGCAAGACCAGAAGGTATTGTTATTACAGACACTGATGGTTCAACCCCAGCAAAATTAGTTGGTGTATTAAACACAACTCATTTATGGGATAGTTCTACCGGAGTAACTGCATCTATTGATGCACAGGCATCTGCTTCAGCGTTCTCAATCACAATTAGTGGTTCGGATTCAAACTATAACACAGAAGTATCAGCATCGGTATTACCTTCAGCTGCAAATGATTTATCAGATGTATTTGGTGAATCACCTCGTGGTTCTAAAGGTGCGTATGTTTATAAGTACTTTGAAAAAGCTGCTACTTCAGAACAAACAAATATTGGTAATGGTGCCAAAGTAATTCGTGTAGAATTAGGAAACCAAGCTTTCACAAATGATATTCAACATGCTTCAACTCCTTGGATACAATCTCAGTTGATTTCTGGTGAAAGAAGTGATTTATTTAGATTACATACTTTGGGTGATGGTTCAAATTACAACAAACAATACAAAATTGCAATCTTTAATGTAAAAGCAGCAGGTTCAACAAACTCTACTGATTACGCAACTTTCTCAATCGCAGTTAGAGGATACTCTGATACTAACAAGAGACCAGTAATCTTAGAAACATGGAATAACTTGAACTTAGACCCTGCATCACCAAACTATATCAAAAAAGTAATCGGTGATAGAAATCTTACTATTGATGCAAATGGAAAACAAACTGAAAATGGTGATTATGTAAATCGTTCTAAGTATATTAGAGTAGAATGTTCAGCTGAGGGTTCATTCCCTGTAACTGCAGGACCATTCGGACATGCTAAATACTTATCACCAATTTCTGGTTCAGATTCAATCACTCCAGCAGTTATTTACTCAACTGCATCTGATGACAATACTGCATCAAATGGAGTACAATATAGTGGTATTGATTTAGAAACTTCGGTTACTAAAATTGATAACGCACACTTCTTATCACCAATTCCTTTAAATGCAGGAAATGGTACAAATGCAGTATTTGCTTTTGATTCTACATTATCTTATGAACTTACAGGTTCATCTGCAGTAGATGTGAATAAGAGACAATTTATTGTAGGATTCCAAGAAGGATTTGATGGAATTTTTCCAACCGTTGCATCTGCAAAAGCTGGTGATTCTGATTGGGGTGCTGGAAACTCTCAAGGATTTGATTTATCAAGTTCGACTGCAAGTGGTTCGGTTGCTTATGTGAAAGCAATCAACGCAGTATCTAATCCAGATGATTTCGATATCAACTTAGTATCTGTACCTGGTGTTGTTAGAAGATTACACTCTTATGTGTTTGATAAAGTAACTGATATGGTTGAAGCTAGAGAAGATGCATTCTTCATCGGTGATGTAACTGATAAAGATGATACTATCTCACAAGCAACAGAACAGGCTTCTAATGTAGATTCAAACTATGTAGGTACTTACTACCCATGGGTTAAAACTATCGATAGAAACACAAACAAATTAACGGCAGTTCCACCTTCAGTATTGATGCCTGGAATATATGCAGCAAACGATGCAATCGCAGCAGAATGGTTCGCACCAGCTGGTTTAAATCGTGGTGGTATTGTAGGAGCAGTTTCTGTATTAAACAGATTAACTCACGCTGAAAGAGATACACTATATGAAGGAAAAGTAAATCCAATCGCACAATTCCCTGGTGAGGGTATCGTTGCTTTCGGACAGAAAACTCTTCAAGATAGAGCATCTGCACTTGATAGAATCAACGTAAGAAGATTACTTATCAAAGTTAAGAAGTATATTGCTTCTACATCAAGATACTTGGTGTTTGAACAAAATACGGCACAAACAAGAGGAAGATTCCTAAATACAGTTAACCCTTATTTAGAAGGAATCCAACAAAGACAAGGTTTATATGCATTCCGAGTAGTGATGGATGAAACTAATAACACACCTGATGTAATCGACAGAAACATCTTGGCTGGACAGATTTTCTTACAACCAACGAAA